AGAGCATATTCCTGTAGAGTATCTGGTCTATCAGGTACTCCGGGTTCGGGTAGTCGAATACGTGCTCAAGGTTGAGTACGCGCATCAGTCGTCGAAGACGCTCTTTCTACCGCCCCCTCTGTCGCTGCCGTAATCTCTCGGCTCCGGGTCTGGCTGCCTTTCACCACGGTTATCTCTCGGTATATCACGGCGGCCCTCATCCCGGCTCCCGCCACTGCCTCTCCCGCGCCCATCGTCGTAGCTCTGGTCCTGACTATGGTTATCCCTTAAGCGGTTATCATCGAAGCCTCCGCCGTCTCTCGGCCTATCATCCCGTGAGTCGCGCTGACCTCTATCGCCCTGATACCCTCGGTCTCCACCGCCTCGGTTGTCCTGACTGTTACTACCCTTCCTGTCGTCCGCCTCGAAGAAGTAAGCGTATGGTGACTTGTCACTCTTACGCTCCTTAGCCGAAAACATCAGCCAGTTAAAAGCTCTTGAGCAGTTCGGGCAGTTAATCTCCCCGTGGTAGTATGCCCGGTCTCTCTTGTCGTAAGACTTCCACGCACTTCCGATTCTGTTCACTTGTTCTCCTTCTCAAACACCACTTCTTTTGTGTGTGTCTTGTAATTATACCCCGTAGAAACGAGAGTATATTCCCGGCAAGCCATTGTTCTTTCGAGTTGGTCCTTAAACCCCAAGAACAAACTCGTCCCTTCGTGCTTATAGGTGATTGTTACCTTCTCGGTCACTTGTCTTCCCTCTGGTATAGCTCGTCAAGGGCTTGCTCCTTAAGCACCCTAAACTTACTGGCTAACTTCTTGAGGGCGAAGTTGAGGTCGCGGCCTGTATCCTTCATCAACTGGTCGGTCTGCTCCTGTATCTCTTCCTTGGTCCCGATAAAGTCCTTCTCGGTTGAAGCGTCGATACGGACGAAGCCGAAGTCCTCAAGCTGCAACGTAAGCCCAAGCCCTAACCGCTTCTTGACTTTCTCAAGATGTGGTGGTGGTACTGGCGACGCAGTATCTACCGGGTCAACAATCTCAACCTCTGGCGTAAGCATCTCCGGCTCTGCGGCCTTGGCTTTCTCTTTCTTCTTTTCCTTCGGCATCCTCAGCCCCCTATTGCAGTTGTTATAACAGCTATCAAGAGCAGCCCAACCCATATCCCTGCGGCTACCCATACACCTTTATACGTATGCATCTGCGCTTTGCTTCTCAATATCTCCCAAGCTCCTCTTCTGCTTCCTCTACGTCGTTGGTTTCACAGACTACGGAGCAGTAGTGCTCATCGTCGGCTGCGTCTGAGCAGACCCTACAAAAAGTTTGCTCACAATGTATACAAGTTGCTAACAAATGAAAGATGCTTCCCATTATCTTAGTCTATCATACCCCCATTGAGTTGTCAAGCTTTATTATTTCCTTTCCGCAGAACGGGCAATACTTCGCCTCATCCCAATTAAATATATCTTTGTAGTCCTGTCCATTCTGACAATCACACGCTACGGATATTAACATTTCACGTCCTCCATATCGTACCAGTTACGCCCCACCTTCGGGGTCACAGTCAACTTAATTGGCATGGACCTCGGAGTCTGAGCTTCCATTATTTCCTTGACAGGCATCAGGAGCTTGTCCTTAAGACGTGCTTCCATGTCACTCCGTATAGAGTCATGTATGGTCAAGTCAATGATACCGCCCTTGCTCTTGACGAACGGCACAACCTGATTGATAGCCTTGAGTATGATAACCAATGCCGTGTTCTGGACCGGGTGGTTACTGGCTTCCGTTATCTTAGTGAAGTACCGCTTCATGCCTGTCGGGGACCGCACATACTTCTCGCCGTACTCATTCTCTCCGATAAGCTTCTTGAAGTACTCGCGGAGGTTTTCGTGCTTCCTCCAAAACCTATCCAGCTTCCGCTTCATATCGTCAATCTCCTTGCCTGTCTCCAAGGCCAGCTTCGCGGCCCCTGCAAGGTACATAGACGAATAATTAAACTTCTTACCTAGCTGTCTCTCGTCGTAGCTAATGCTTTGCTTCCCGTAGATGTCCTGAGCAGTGATAAGGTGGGGGTCTATGCCTCGGTCAAAGGCATCAAGGAATATCTCATCATCTGCCAGCCACGCCGCTATCCTTAGTTCTATGCCGTCGTAATCCCACTCAACGATGTATCCACCCTTGAACCGGGATACGAAGACACGCCGAAAGAAGTCGTGGGGCTGATTCTGTAGGTTGGGCCTGACCGATTTGATACGACCTGTCGAGGTCTCACCTATCCATAGGTTCGTGAAGATGAAGTGCTTACGCCCTATCTTCACCATGTGTACCTCTTCCATCGGCGTGAGGAACCCGTTAAGCCAACCGTTGTACTGAGCGTGTTTAATTATCTTGTTCAAGGTGGGTGTGGGGGACCGCATCATAAGGTACTTTAGTATGTCCCCCTTCACAGAGATAGCTCCGCCCTTGGTCTTGAAGACCCGTGAGTCGGGAACCTCGTAGCCCATCATGTCGTACAGGACTATCTTTTTATGTATGTCCTTCTCAATATCGAATGGTTTGTCTGAGCTTGCGTTGAACAGGCGAATCTCTGAGTCGTGTTGTATATCGAGGCCGCGTATCCTCTTCTCTATCTCAGCCCTAATCTTAGGGAATAGCTTGGCATCCACACATAGACCCTCAAGCTCTATCTGAGCGACGTTCTTGGTCGCCGGGATTAAGACCTCCCGGTATACCCGCTTCTCCGCAGCCGTAAGGCGGGGCCATAGGTACTCCCCTAGTCTGTAGGTGGCCTGTGTGTGTGACACGTTCTGGTCGGCAAGCTCCTGACCTTGCATGGTGCATATCTCCGCACCGTGAGTCATTACCCTGCCTATCTCAAGTGCTGAACAGGCAGGGGCTAGTCCTAGCGGCAAGCGGTTGTCGTACAAGCCAAGCATCAACTTCGTATCGTGCTCTATCCGCGCACTTATGCCGTCCGCTAATAGCCACTTATGCTCAAATTGCGCGGAGTGGGCTATCATCGGGGTTGTCTCCATAAACCGTTTTAGCTCGTCATGTTTCATGCTGTCCTATGCTTGATTGTGCTCCGTGAACCATGCTTCACCATTATGTGCAGTGACTTCGCTACCGTTGTGCAGCGTAGCTCTCCCCGTATAAACCGCTTCAAGGTCCGGGTACACTTCGGGACAGAGCACATCGGCTCCGACTTCACCTTCTTTGTATGGGAATTCTTCCTCCCGTTCCAGCGCTTCATGGTTTTACCTCTATCGTAACCCTCGCTATTGACTCCCACTCTGAGAGTTCTACCCTCTCTTGGCGGCTGTCTACCCAACGATTGCCGTCGTGTAGACCGATAAGAAAGTAGCCTTTAAGGTTATGTTTTTTTTTCACCGTAAACCCATTCTCATACACATCAGCAACAATATAGACCCTACCTTCCTCTCGCCGTCTATATAGCTGACCTTTTTTGAGTTCTACGCTTCCTCTTCGTGCTCCCGCTTCTACAATCACTACGTTATTCATTTCTTCACTCCCCTGATAAACTCAATGCTATTTCTAACTTACCACAAACCTCTGTGTATGTCAAGCACTCTCCGCAGTGGAAGGGATAAACAAAAGTCTCTTGCTCCAAGTTTACATAGGGTAAACACGGGGCAATGCTTTCGCTGTCACATTTTGGGCATTTAACTATCATGTCCTATCCTCCTTATGGTACTCTTCAAGAGCTATCTCCGCGCCCCTTATCATGGCTTTATAGAGCCGCAGGTCCACGTTATCCTTGTACTCTAACCAAGTGACGGCGCGTATCCTTGCCTCAATCCTCTCGGCTATTGAACGCTTCGTTGTCTGCTCAGTCTCCACTTCTGTTGTCCCCTTGATATGCTGCTCTAGGACCGAAGGGTGTATAAACTTAAATCCACAACGGCACTCATAGACGATGAGCACCCGCCTATCCCACTCGTGCTTTCTTATTATTCTTAGCTCGTGTTTCATTCCCGTTCTCTAAGCTTATGAACCGCGACTTAATGCCGTCGCTCACAGCAAAGCTCCTGATACGCCCCTCATGCGGCCTAGCCGCTGAGGTCTCTATATCCATAGATACTGTTTCAGCTATCGGGCTAAGGGTGTCTACAGTCTTGTAGTCTAGCTCAGGCCACGGGTCGTAGTATGTGAGGACCGTCCTGAACCCATCCTCAAATGGCTTCTCGTTCCCGCCTTGATGCAAGCAGTAACTAGGGTGTACGACAACCACCACCGGACCTTTGTATAACCCTTCCTTCGATTCAAAGGTATCACCGTTGTACTTAAGCACCCCGGATAGCCCAAGGATTGCACCTGCGGCTACCTTGCCGAAGCAGACTATCAGCTTCGGGTTGGTGTACTGGATTATATCTTTCAGCCGGGGGATGCAGTGCATCCACTCCTTCTTGGTCGGGGCTTTGTTCCCCGGCGGTCTGCAACCCCTGATGTTTGAGATAGAGATTACTAGCTCCATGCCGTACTTGCGTACCCGCTTCAATAGTCGTGCAAGTCTTGGCCTGAATATTTGACCAGCGGGACCGACGAACGGTTCGTCCTCGTAGACTTCCACTTCGCCGGGGTCGCGGCCCAAGAATAATATATCTGAGTCCCTATGCAGTATCGAATGAACGTATGGCTCCGCTACCAACGGACAGTTCTTACAGCGTTCGTCTATTTTACAATCAATGTTTTTCATATTATTCATGGGGGTCTATCCCTAGCTCAACCCCCTCTATCCCGCTTTTATAGGGAGGGTAATGGTGGTGGGGTATAACTAGGCCAGACCGCTCATCACGGAATTTACAGGTAGAATCTCTAGCTACACCCCGCCTTGGTGGTTACTCCTTGTTGGCCTCGCTGTCGTCCAGCTCGTCTATGCTCTCTAATGCCTTGGTTATAGCAGGTAGGTCTGATAGGTCCGCTGCCTCAACCCCTTTCGGTAATGACTGCAAGAGTGCAGCCAAGGGGTCTGCTTTCTGCTCAATAAGACCAAGGAGGACGAACTGGAAAACAAAAGCCTTTTCCAAGTCCGTTGTCTCCTTGTCGTCGAGCAAGAGCTTGATAGCAACGGGGTCTGTAACTCCGCCACCATCCTTCGGCGGCAAGCTTAACAGATGCGTTCCCGCTGCCTTTAACCTCACCTCATCGGTGAAGCCACAGGCGATAGCCGCTGACTTCTCATCGTGCTTGAACCCATGCGTGGACTTAAGCCTTACGTCGCTCTGACCAAGCTTATCAAGGTCTTCGATGCTGATTGCTATCGCCTCTTTGAAGAGGTTTGCTACCCCTTCGGCTGCGACCCCCTTGCTCCCCTTCTCTATGTAACTCAAGATAACTTCGGTTACCTCAGAGAGCTTAGGGTACTTCAACGTATCCACCAAATGCAATGTCGTGTCCATCTTTCTACCCCCTTCTTTCAACCCGAACTTCTGCCGGGTTGTGTTTGTGCTCTTGTTTGTACTCTTGTAGTCCTCTGGCTTTTGCCACCTCCAAGTTCTTCGCCTCATACTCCCTGACGAACCGGGTCTTGCTGTGTCCATCTATTCCTACAAATTTGTACTTCGGCATATTCACCTCCTTTGGTTTTAGCCTTTACCTTCTTACTCTACCACACTTCGTAGAGGTTGTCAAGTATTATTTTTTCTACTCCCTGTGCGCTTCCACGAATTCCGGGCTGCCCTTTGTACCAGCTTGCACCTCGGTTCGCGACGGCACATAGTTGCCATAAGCGTCGTGGTGTCCTTCCTCCCCGAGCATACACAGTCCGGCCTCAATGTAGCCCATAGCCGCCCGTCCGTAACTCCCTTGGAGCTTCCACGCCATGCCGGAGTTTATTGCTTCCTGAAACATGGCTATCTCTTCGGCCTCGTCCAGCCCGTCCTCTTCGTACTCGATAATCCTGTCCACGTTACTCATGTCTCTACCTCCTTTACTTTAGGTATAGCACAACTTCTGAGAATGTCAAGTATGGCAGCTATCGCCGACCACCCTAATTATGTTCCCCCGCTCAATGTAGTAGTATGGGCGGGTGTGTGTCTCTTCAAGCGTCTTGTTCAGCATAGCGTCGAGCGGAGCCAACCAATCGAACGTCACACCCTCTTTTGTCGCTACTACAAATACGCGGTCCTCTATATTCATGGCCTTACCTCCTGTTTATAGGAATAACACTTACTATACTCCATCCACTTCTGATTCTAAACTCCTCGATGCTTTCCCTCTTGCCGTTATAGGCCGGGTCCAATATCTCGTTTTTCTCGTAGGATACGGCGTGACCATCCTCGCCTTTGTTCTTGAGGACTATGATACCCCGCCCTGTTAGGTCCACCCCCCACCCTATTGCGTCTAGGTCCGTGGAGCTTCGGTATCTAAACCTCTCGATGCTTGGGTATATCTCCGTGAAGCGGGTTTTAACCCAATTATACATGGACGTATTGGTTACTTGCCCTCTGTCAGAGTAATACCACCTTTCCTCTTTTATATCCAAAGAGGGGACCACTTGACAGATAGCGGTCAAGAGACACTCATCGTGGTCTTGGCTAATAAATCTCATGTTATCCTCCGTTAGCAGCGGGAGCTACCCCGCCTTATAGCTCTCTATCTTCTCAAAAGGCTCTCTATAATACTCACGCTGTCCTTTGCCGCGCCCTGTCAATTGCTCCCGGCCTACGACACAACCACCCTTGATTATCAAGCGGTAAACTAAACCGTTCTTCCCTGCATTCTGGTTGAACCCTAGACCTTTGTTTGTCCGTGTATATGCTGCCATGACTTTACCCCCTTGATAGAATTTGTACTACGTCACCATAATACCCGCCCTCTAAGCTTGCTGGCGAGTCATGGGTAATTAGCTCGTTTGAACCAAGCTTGGAAGTCCACACATATCTCCCATCAACCTTTGTGCGCCGTGCGACGTGTGTAACATCTCTACCACGCTTATAAATAGCTACTTGCTCCCCGCTCGGTCTCTTTGTTTTCTTCCACCCTGCCGCCTCAAACGCTCTGACAAAGGCGGCCTTGCTGCGAGTACCAAAGTAGTTATTGGCATTCAACCATCTATCAGTGAACCCCAAGGCCCAAGCGAAGCAGTTGTAGTTATCGTCCTCGTGTCTTAGTACCCTCGCGTTATCAATATCAAGGTGCGGGAATTCGTCCTGTAACTGCTCTCTACGGCATAGTGGTATCACCGCGCCTAGCGTTTCGTTTACCTCGAAAAACATAGTTTCACCCCCTTGGTATGCGCGTTACTGGTCTCCGTTCGTCTTGCCGCTTCTCTTCGCCCCGTCGCTCTATCTTAATCTTCTCCGGGTGAAGATGCTCCGTTGAATGCTCCAACTCGTGGTAATAAAAACTTGATAACAGTGCTAAAATCTTGAGCGCGGCTCTCCAATGTCCTTTCATTTGTTACCATCCTTCGGGCAACTTCTACAACCCTTGCCGCAGTGTGTACCATAACCGCAGCGGTGCTCTGCTTCCACCTCTCTCTTTGTCTCATAACTATGATATATTTTACGGACTATCTTAAGCACTATATGAACTGCAATAAACGGTAAAGCTATCAGTGCTACAATTGCATAGTGATAGTAGTGCATGATACCTCCTTGATTAGTGGCAGGGTGAGCGGCTTTGATTGAGCTACCCTCGGCTATACGCGGTATGCGTCTAAGGACTACCGACCAATCCGGGCTTTTGAACCTCGGCGCACTCACCCTAACGTGTTATATTATACTGATATTGGTATATTGCCGCCCGGTCTCTTCTTTACCACAGTTTTTGCATTTTACTGTGTGTAGAACATAGCGGCCTATACCGTCCTTACCACCCGGTGCTTTTTTGAGGTGCTTAAAGTTACACCGTGTAGCCCATCTTTTTTCACTTGTTGGCTTTGTGCAGCCCACCCTTATCACCCCCTTTGATTGTGTGTACTGCTTTATCGTATACCCTATTATACACTATGCTATTTATCTGTCAAGCATTATTTTCAACCCCGTTTGGCACGGCTCTTGCATACACTAATTTGGCATAGTGTTTGCATACCCATGCAACTATCGTGCCAAGCTCCCCAAAGATTTAGCTTGACATTCACCTCGATTTGTGCTATACTTAGAGAAGGGGAGAAGAGTGCACGGCTTGTATCAATCAAGAGGACCACTAATATGTTTATAAAGGGTGAGGGTTACATAGTGTACGGAGCGCAGCGTATCGCGGACCTTTGCGGCGTATCCCGTGCGACCATGTATAAGTGGATAAAGCTACGTGGATTCCCGGCGGCTAAAGCACCATCAGGCCAGTATATGACCACGAAGGGATTGATAGACGCATGGGTGTTAACAGTAAAGGGGCTACAGGATGAGCAAAGGAAAGGATAAGGGGGAGCACTCCCCAAGGTATAAGCGGGAGCAAGCAGCCTTGGAACATAACGCGGCCTCTCTACCATTACCAGTAAAGACCATAGAGCATAAGAAAGGGGATACTAAGGTTGTATTGGAGCGTAAAGCAACCATGAAGGACAGTGAGCACAGTGTCGAGCATAGGGAGCGGATAGCTTTCCACCTGCCCGTCGCCCTTGACCCCCAAGACATTATGGACCATCTTAGCTCCATGAAGCGTTCACCATTCAGGATAGAGCTAACCAAGGCATTAGGGGGAGCACCATCGGCAGCAGCCATAGGCACGTTTGCAGATAAGCACCCGGACAGATGGGGACAGTTGGTTGCTATACTTGCTAGGTTAAGTGGTTATACTGAGAAGGTGGAGGTCTCCGCCGACCTGACCATCCAAGCTAAGGCGCACACCATGAGTGACCACGAGCTTATTGAGGCTGCCAAGCTCATACAGACACGCCTAGCCCTTCCCTTGGAGAAAAAGGGTGCTAAGGCACATGATAAGGAGTAACGTTGCTCCACAGGCCTCTCGCGGCCTCACTTATACCTATAGCACCAGCCCTGTTGATAACCTGTGCATAACATGTGCAGGGGGTGTAAATAAATGAGGGGTGTGGGGTAGGGCTTGACCTGACCCTTCCATATACCGTTGGGTAGTCCGCTCAGAATATAAAGGGGGGCAAGCGTTTATGCTCAAAGGAGAGAGAGATGAAGACTATAATAAACGTAGCCTATGCTGCTGAGGTTAAGTGGGACCGGGATGCCGAAATCTTCGTAGCTATGGCCCCTGAGCTCGGTATAGGCTCACAGGGAAAGGATATGCGGAGCGCACTACGGGCCTTGACGGATGCGGTACGCGGGGCTGTACTAGTTGCATTTAAGGAGGTGATATAATGGGTTTCTTACTATGGTTCTATCTTACTTTACCATTTAGAATACTATGGGACTGGATTAAGAACAGGTGAGGAAATCACTTGACTTTTAAGCTGTTTTATGGTATAATATAAGTATACAATGGAGCAGAGAGATGATATGCGAGGGATGCGATAATGAGATGATTTACAAGGCGCTAGAGAGAGTCTGGTATTGCCTGTACTGTCACTTAACACAGGGAGAGGAAGATGCAAGAATATGACTACTGTAGGGTCTGTGATAAGCTATGTAATGAGGACGATTTCTGCTATGGCTGTAAGGAGTATATCTGTGAGGAGTGTGATTTCAGCTCGGGTTCCCCGATGGGGGACCACAGTTGGGAAGCGCACGACAAGAGGTTCAAGTAATGGCCTGTGAGCACTGCAAAGGGTGGGGGGTTGACTTCAAGGGACAGAAGACCGAGAAGCCGAACCTGATTAATAAACCACACGAAAAGAACGCGAAGACCAACCCGGTTCAGTGTAAGGTCTGCAAAGGAAAGGAGCAGAAAGATAAATGAATTGTCCACACTGTAAAACAGGGTTCCTCTATCGGAACTTCGAGATTCAGTTCGGGAAATGTGTCGAGCTAGATGAGCTTAAGTGCCTGTCATGCGCTAGGATATGGAGGAAGGGAGAAGACTTTTGAGTGACATAGACCGCAAGGCGGCAGAAGACTACTATGTAATACTCAAAGAGCTTGAGGAGCGTCGGCTTAAAGACCCGCTTGCCTTGTATGTACCACACCCGAAGCAAAAGACCTTTATCGACTCGGTGCTAGGAGAAGAGTGCTTCGAGAATTGGCTTATCGCGGCTAACCGAGCCGGGAAGTCCGATGGAGGAGCATACGCAGGGTCCACGTTGGCGAGGTATGGAAGTCCAGCAGATGGAAAACCCACGACAGGATGGGTCGTAGGCGTTGACTTCCCTATCCTTCGTGATGTGCTTATGCCTAAATATTTTGATAACGGATTCGTACCAAAGGACTGCTCTCACGACCCCTTTATTCCTGACCGTGAAATCGCGGAGTGGAGAGTAGGGGATAATATTTTAAAATTGAAGAATGGTTCTATTGTAGGTTTCAAAAGCTGTGAGTCAGGCGCACGGAAGTTCCAAGGCGCAGAGAAGGATTGGATTCACTTTGACGAAGAGCCGGATGAAGATGTTTATACAGAGTCAACCATCCGAATAGGCGCAAAAAAACGCATAAGAATTTTCGGAACCTGCACACTACTTCCTACAGGCACAAGGGAGGTAGGTATTAGATGGTTATACTCAAAAATGATACAGCCCTTCATGGAAGGGAAGCTTGAGGGCATCAAGCTCTTCAGTGCTTCCATCTATGATAACCCCTACCTTCGTCTCGACGAAATAAAAAGGCTAGAAGCTAAATACCCGCTCGAATCTATCATGGGTAGAATCAGATTGCTCGGTGAGTGGTTGCCGGGTCTTGCTGGTGCAAGAGCGTACTTTAGTTTCGTAAGGAAACTACACGTACATGAGCAGAAGGATTATAACCCGCGTATGCCGCTTGTATGGACCTTGGACTTCAACGTAGAACCTATGGTAAGTCTCATCGGTCAGAAGGATGGCGACACGTTCCGTGTCTTCAAAGAGATAGTAATGGAAGAGGGTTCTATCTACTCAATGGTCGATGCCTTTAGAACAGAAGTACCAAGCCACTCTGCTGAGATATGGGTATACGGAGATGCTTCTGGAAAGACTCGGTCCGCACAAAGTAACATGAGCAACTATCAAGTTCTCATTCAGGCCATGAAGACCTATGGTTCTCCGATTGTTCTTAAACTCCCGAAAGCCAACCCACCTGTGACAGACAGACTTAACGCTGTGAACAGAGCGTTCAAAGATGAGAGAGGACAAATCCGCGTAGACATAGACCCAAGTTGCGAAGAGCTTATCATGGACTTGGAACAAGTACTCAGGGACGCAAGAGGTGGTATAAAGAAAACTTATAATCGTACTGACTCTTATTTTTGGAGGACACATACCTCCGACGCGCTTGGATATTGGATAGCTTATGATGAACCCGCGACCAGTGATATTAGTATTGGAAGTGGATTACATGAGGCTCCAACCACCATAGTAACACCGGGCTACTCTTTCATTAGGAATAAATAATTAGAATGTTCGGCTTTTTTCTCTTGACAATAGAACCAGTATATGATATAATAAAACTATGTTGGAGGGGGTAATCCAAGAGGGGGAGTCGAACGCTTGTTGTGTAAAAGTTGCACACCACAAGAGGTAGTATGGGTGCTTATGTTAAATACGAATTTTGTAGAGAGTGCGGCAGAGTATTGGGTACAGTAACTCAGTACTTTGGCTTATGCACGTATTGTGCGAATAAGACGGACGTTGTGTTGAAGATAGCAACTCCAAAATACGGGAGGAAGAAGGGTGGCAACAAATGAGATTGAGGAAGTAGAGGAGCTTACGTCTGATGCTTTTGAAACCCTAGAAGAGATGATGGATACGACTGTAAGCGAAGACTCTGACCTGACAGTGCTCAGGGCAATTACGGAGTATAAGCGAGAGGCGACGGACGCTAAAGACTCCCGTATGAAACAGGATAGAAAGAATTGGGATATGTATCTCAATCGTCAGGACTTCTCCGACAAGCAAGAGGGGCAGAGTCAGGAGAGTCTGCCTAAGACCACGATGGCAGTGGAGCAGATTGCGGCTTTCGTTCGTAAAGCTCTGACCAACTTCGGTGATTGGTTTAAGATGGAGTATAAAGGTGAGGTCGCTGGAATCAAAAGCTCTGATTTGACGAGTTACATGAAGTGGTATCTCGAAGAGAAGTTGGATTTCCCTCACTTCGTTTCGGATGCGATTAAGACCGGGCTTCTCAAGAGCTTGCTTATTGCTAAGGTCTACGGGAGAGAAGTTCCCGAAGTATCCTACGAAGCTGTTGAAGGGGAGATGGGGATGGAACTTGCGGAGATTACGAATACCAAGTACGAGATAGCGGTGGACTTGGTTGACCCGAAGAACTATTATCCTGACCCCACGGGTGCGGGTCTCTATGAGATTCACGAGACACACAAGGACTATCACTTGGCGGTTGAAGGTGCGAAGAACGGTGATTATTCTCTTGCTGCGGTGGAGTCTATCGAGGAAGATTATAAGGTAACTGAGAAAGAGTGGGAAGATGCGAAACAGAAGAATCAGGATTACTCGAACCCACCCTCGTTCCGTAAGAAGATACAATTAGACGAGCTTTGGGGTACAATTCTAAATGACGATGGTACTATTGCATCCCGTAATGTCCGGGCTACTATGGCGAATGGGAAGTATCTGATAAAAGAACCGGAGAATAACCCAAGGTGGGACGGTGAGAGTCCCTTCGTGGTTACTCCGCTTGTGCGGGTTCCCTTTTCTGTTTGGCATAGGGCGTTCTTTGACCATGTGGTTGATTTGAATATTGCCGTCAACGAATTGTTCAACCTTATGCTTGACGGCGGTATGGCTTCAGTGTGGGGTATCAATGCTCTTGATGTTGACGCTCTTAGTGACCCCGGACAAGTATCGAACGGTATACCACAGGGTACTACTCTTTTGGTAAAAAGCGGCGGTGCAGCCGACCTTGATAATGTGTTCAAACAAGTCTCTAAAGGCACGGCCCCTAGAGACGCGATAATGATGTATGATATACTTGACCGGGAGTATCAGTCGGCTTCGCTCCTTAACAGTTTCAGATTTGGGCTTATCCCCGGCAAGGAAGTGAAGGCAACTGAGGTACTGGAAGCATCGCAGAGCGCATCCAACTACTTCGAGAGCATGGTTGCGGAGGTTGAGGGGAACTTTATAAAGAACTTGATAAGGAAGATTTGGGTTTCGATGCTTCAAGCTTCCGACGATTTTACAGTGCCGGAACTTAAGAAGCACATGAGCGAAGAGGGTGCTATGGCTTTGGCGAGTATGTCCCCTGAAGAGAGATTTGCTTCGTTGATGCCGGAAAGCGATGTTAAGGTGTTTGGGCTTACTGCGGTCCTTGCTCGTGCGAAAGAGTTTCAGAAGATGATGGCACTCTTGCAGCTTGTCTCTACGAACCCGCTGTTGTCAGAACCATTCCTTGCGAAGTTCAGTATGGAGAAGGTGCTTGACCAGATAATGAAGTCGCTTAACGTCAACCCTGATTCTATCTCTCTTGGGGAAGAGGAGATTATGATGAACAAGCTCAAGACTCTTTTTCAGGGTGGTGGGGGTGGTGCTCCCGGTGGTGCTCCCGTTGGTGCAACAAACAACGAGTCGAAGGCGGCGAACGCCGTTGTAGATAAGAGTTCGGGCACAGATAGTGCAGCGGAGATAGCGAGAGCAGTACAGGCTCAGGGTAAGTTTGGAGAGCGGTAATACTGAACAGAAAACATAAGGGGAAGAAGAAATGAGCACTCTTTGTACGGGACAGGAAGTTGCTAACAAAGCTTTTGAGTGGGTCAAG